AAGTTCATTCTTTCTAAAGAGGGACAAGAAGTAAACATCAAGGACGGTTACTATCCAGTAACTTCTGCAATAGTTGAAGATGAACTAAACAAAGTAAAGTGAGGAGAAATATTATGGCAAAGTATATCTTGAAGTGCATTGATGATACGAATGATGCTCTTGGAGCAACTGTGACATATGAGTTTGAAGCTGAAGAGATGACGAATATCACATATCATCTTGCTCAGTTTCTTCGTTCAGCAGGATTCACTTGGGTTGATGATGTTGAGGTCGTAAAGGATAATTTTCTTGATGATCCCGATGCGCCTGCTGAGGACATAATTGATGATTCTTCTATCATGTATAGTGCGGGTGGTTCTGATCGTGCTGATGACAACATGTCAGTATCGCACGATAGGGATACGAAGTAATCAGTCTGTTGGACGGATGTTCATTGAGATGTCTTGGCCAACCATGTGGCTTTTGAGCATCCATCCAATTTTTGCATGTTTGTCGAGGCGATCTTCTAGGTAATTGACAAGACCGAAGTTACTATCTCTCTCGGCAAAACTTCTGGCAGCAATCAACGAATCATGGGTTGAGGTGTTTGCAGCAAATAGACGAGCAAACATTGTTTTTGGGCCAGGCACTTCTGAAGAATCTGACATGGTCGACATCATTTCAAATTCCTTGAATGTGCCTGGTGCATAACTTCCCAATGCACGAATTTGTTCTGCTGTCTTGTCAATTTCTTCAAAGATCTGTTCATATAGTTTTCCAAAGAAATCGTGATATGATGAGAAGAAAGGACCCTCTACATTCCAATGATACTTGTGTGCAAGTAGATACATGCTGAATGTATTGGCTAGAACGACATGCATTGAACGGACAAGATCTGATTTGCCCATGAATTGCTCATTGAGTTCTTGTTCCAACAAAAGTTCGGTGTTGTTTTCTTGTTCGTTCTGTTCTTCCATGATTGACATTCCCTCTCAACTATGATATATTTATAACCATGAATATCTTCTATCTCTCCCATGATCCCGTTCAATGTGCCGAGTGGCATGTTGACAAGCATTGCGTAAAGATGATTCTGGAAAGCGCACAGTTGCTTTCCACTGCTCATCGCGTAATTGATGGCACGCCGACGACTGAAAAACGTCTTATTGCAGGATCGTCTCCTGCACGTTGGCGTAATATCAAGCGTTGGTCATTGCCAAATGATTCGCGTTTTCCAAATGATCGTGATGCAATTGTCTATCAGGCTACGCACATGAATCATCCATCTGCGGTTTGGTCGCGAGAAAACAATGAAAACTACAGTTGGCTTTTCAATTTGTTTACATGCCTGATGGACGAATATTCGTATCGTTATGAGAAGGAACATGTCTGTCGTAAACTTGTTCCATATTTGCAATTTGCTCCTGCAAATATTCCTGTGAATAAGTTTACGCAGCCAACTCCTGCAATGCCAGATGAATACAAGGTGAATGGTGACAGCATTGCATCATATCACAATTATTATCGTGGAGCCAAGGCACGAATGGCTGCGTGGAAGAAGCGTGATGTACCGTCATGGTACAATAAATAAATTGTATTATTTTTTGGAAATATAGAATGAGTTCTACTTTTTGTGCGAGAAACTATGATTATTACTTCGTAGAGTTAGATAGACTTGTTTGGAAAATGTGTTGTCACACCACTCCAAGGACCATGGCTGCTGGTGCTGATTGGTTCAATGGTGCAGAAATGCAGGATCGTAGACATGCAGCTAGCAATAATATAAAACATAAAGACTGTCATTTTTGTTGGAAATTAGAAGATTCTGGATTTCTAAGTCCTCGTCATCATTCTTTAAAAACATATAAAGACTCCAGTGAATTTGGTAATAAAGATATTTTAGAAATAAAACTTAGTAATATTTGTGATTTAGCATGTAGATATTGTGATGCTCCATTTAGTACTATTTGGGCCCAGAGAAAAGGATCTTATGTTAAAAATGACATAAATGGTGTTCCTACGGTACAACAATATGATAAAAAATTTATGAGTAATTTTACGTCTACTGCTGATTATAAAAAAGTTTTTCAACAATTTGTTGATTGGTTGAATAGAGAAATGCCCAGATTTACCAAAGGTCGTGGCATAACATTTACAGGTGGTGAACCATTTTTAGACAATAATTTGTACGAACTTATTGAACAATTAAATTTAAAAGACACAAGAATAGTATTTAATACAAACATAAACACACCCGAAAACAAATGGAAACAACAAACTGATTTGTTGCAAAAACTTATTGCAAAAAATAATACAGTCATGCTAAGATGTAGTATTGATGGAATTGGTGCTCAACAAGAGTGGCAAAGACAAGGCTGTGATTGGAATCTCATGAAAGAAAATTGGATGAGACTTGGTTCTTTGCCGCTAACAATGGGTGCCGCCCTTACTGTAACACCTTTAACTCTAGAAAGTATGTGTGGTGTTGGTGCTTTTGTAAAACTAACCTCAAAAAAAATGAATAAAATACCAATATGGTTTCCTTCATCTGTAGTAAATTTTCCAAAACAACTTTGTCCAATAGAATGGTTTTCTTCTTTTAAAAAAGAAATAGAGACAATGTTAAAATTGGTTAGAGCTGATACTGTATTTTCTGGTGAAGTTGTTTTAAACGAATTAAATTCTTGGCTAAGTAGTTCAAATATTCAACCTTCAATACAAGCAAAAGACATGCTTGTGTCCAAATTGGATGAAGCCGAAAAACTTTATGGTGGCGGTTCTTGGAGAGAAATCTATCCTAAAGTTGCAGAAATAGCCACAAAGAAATAATAAGCATAAATAATAGCATGTTCAACTCTAACCCAGGATTATATAATGCCAACGTATGACTTCATCAATGAAGAGACTGGTGAGATCTTTGAGATGCAGATGTCCATCGCTGAGAAGGAAAAGTATCTAAAGAAGAACAAGCATATCAAGCAGGCTGTGACGAAAATGTCTATCGGCGATTCAGTTCATCTTGGAATCACGAAGCCGCCAGCCGATTTCCAAAAAGGAGTTATTGGTCGCATGAAGGAAAAGATTCATGGAAACAAGATCAATTCCAAATTCGGTATTCCGAGAGAGTGGTGAGTGATTAGTCCCATTTCTCCCGTGTATAGAACAGTATTCAACACCAAAAGAGGATCTCGCGAAAATGCAGGATCCTCTTTGTCATTTCAGAGAGGCGTACATGTCAAAGAAAAAGAAGAGACTGCAAAACCAGCAACAGCAAAATCATTTCTCTCTACGAACAATCTCTCCACTAACACTCAATCAATCATCAACATTCAAGGCCTTTGAGCAGGGCAAGCACCTTCTTCTACACGGCGTCGCAGGCACAGGCAAGACATATATCTCTCTCTATCTTGCACTAAACGAGGTGCTAAACAAATCAAGATACAAACAAATAGTCATCATACGAAGTGTCGTTCCATCACGCGACATGGGATTTCTTCCAGGAACTGCAAAAGACAAAGCCAGAGTCTATGAAGATCCATACAAGATGATTTGCGATGATCTTTTCAGTCGTGGTGATGGATATGAGATTCTAAAGACCAAGAGACTTGTAGATTTCAATACGACATCATTCTTGCGCGGTGTTACATTCAATGATGCGATCATCATTGTTGACGAATGTCAGAACATGATAGGTCAGGAATTGGATACTGTGATGACTCGCGTTGGAAACAACTGTCGTATTGTTTTCTGTGGTGACTTTAGGCAAACTGATTTGGCCAAGCATGAGGAAAAGCGAGGACTCTTGACATTCATGAATATTCTTGATAAAATGTCTTGTTTTGAAAAGATTGAGTTCGGAAAGGAAGACATTGTTCGTTCCGCACTTGTCAAATCATACATTATTTCCAAACTGGAGTTAGGATACGTTTGATATGTTGATTTATGCTGCGCCTTTGATCATTTGGATGATCATGCAATTAATGAGGACAATCATGCTCACTTGGCCAAATGCATTCAATGCTTGGATGTGCGTCTTTACATATTTGGCAATTGGATTGATTTTCCTAAACTTCTTGTTTTCATTGGCACAGTAATGAAGAAGTTTCGTCATGCATTTGTGAATCTTCCGCAGTTGACGGAAGAATATATTGACGGAAGGAGACACTACAAGACTCCAGAAGGTAATGTGTATCCTTCCGTCACTACCATTCTCTCGCGTCTACCAAACGAAAGTTTGCGTGAGTGGCAAAAGAGAGTTGGTGAAGAAGAAGTAAATCGTGTTTCCAAAGTATCTGCTCGTCGTGGCACCAATCTTCATGAAATATGTGAGCGATATCTATTGAATGAAGAAAGACCGATGCGTGGACACATGCCGGATGTTCAAGGCATGTTTGTAGAATTGTGCAAGTATATTGATCGGATAGATGAGATTTATGCGATTGAAGCACAGTTGTATTGTGACACATATCAATTTGCCGGACGATGCGATGTCATTGGTACATTTGATGGGCATCCTGCAATCATGGACTTCAAGACTACGAAGTCTGAAGTTGATTCCAGCATGGATAAGGTCAAGAAGTATTTCATGCAGTTATCCGCATATTCTCTTGCGTTTGAGGAAAGAACTGGTCAGGAAATAAATCTTGGTGTGCTGTTGTTTGCATCCAATGAGACTGAACCTAGTTGCATTCAAGCGGACTTGACCAAGTACAAGATGGAATTTATTTCAGTTCTTGACAATCCCTAAATATTAGATTATACTATGGATATTGCTGTTGATGACGACGCAATAAGCAGGCTGGACCCGGCTTCAATGCCGGCATCTCCACCAGTAGATACAATGTGAGGGGCTAGTTGCATGGCACACGCGAACAGAGTGCAACCCATCACATAATAGTCGCGATAAAGGTGATGAGCATTGTATCTACTAATGGGGATGTAAGGGATCGACAGATGCGTAAAGGTTGTCGGAGGTAATCGGTAAGGAACGACCGTCAATTAGTCCAAACAATAGATGCAAACGATAATTACGCATCTGAGATGGCTCTAGCAGCCTGAACGGGGTTCGGTGGGGACCTGGCAACAGAATCCCACCACTTTCATAAATCGTAGAGGAGTAATCACGATGACTGAAGTATCTTGCTATGTTATGCGACCATTGTCTTTCGCAACTGATAACGAATGCACCTATAAGAATCTGCGTTCGGTCAATTTGAATCGTGCCAAGAAGCAGAAGAATGTCTATAAACTTTCTTATGGACAGTATGGCACGGAAAATTATGTTTGCTATCTAGCAACACGCGACTAATTACCATGAAGAAACTACTGGCAATAGGATTAGTCCTATTGGCTAGCACTCTTGCTTTGAGACAGTATCCATACGATACTGCGCCAAAAGCCTATGCTCAATTACCCGACACAGACAAGGTTTATGAGTATAGACACGAACTTCCAGATCTTAGCGAGTATAAGCTGGAAGAGCCTGAGATCAAGATGGTATATGTTGATCCGAAGGAAAGAGAGTGTTTGGCTAAGGCGATATATTGGGAGGCTCGCAATCAGTCCCTTGATGGAAAGATTGCGGTTGGCTTTGTCGTGATCAATCGTGTCAATGCTGGTCTATGGCATGACAGCGTTTGCAAGGTCGTGTTTCAAGGTTGCCAGTTCTCTTGGGTTTGCACAGCAAATGCAAAGAAGAATCCTGCAAATAACAAGAACTACGACGAGCAGATTGCGTGGGCTGAATCAATTGCCCTTGCAAACGAGTTACTTTCAGAGTATAATGAAATTCAAGACGTTACATATGGTGCGGTTTTCTTTCATGCTCACTATGTGAGACCAGATTGGTCAAAGTGGAAGAAGGTTGAACGTACTGTGCGTATTGATGATCATATCTTTTATCGTTTGAGGTCCATGTAATGCCCACTAAGGATGAAATGCTTTCCTTTGCCAAAAACATTGAAAGCATCGTGAAGGAAAAAGACCTAAACTACATTGATGCCATCACGCATTTTTGTGAGGTCAATTCATTGGAGATTGAGTCTGTGACAAATCTCATCAATCAATCGCTCAAGGCCAAGATTGCATATGATGCATCACAGCTCAATCTTCTTCCAAAGAGTAATACGCTTCCCGTATGAAAATTGTTGCTATAGAAGCATACAAGTTATTTCAGGCGATCAGACTTCACTTTGTTCGCAAGAGTTTCAACTACTTCAAGAGTGGTGGAAGCGTGAAAATAACCGAGAAAGCGTTTCTTGCCCGAAGGGACAAGTTTGCTTTCTATAGATTGGCCAAGATGTATGATCGTGATACATTCATTGATTTGTCATTGTCAAATGTATTGTATAGTGTATCATATTCAAAGAACAATCAACTTGTTTTGAGAACGAACAGTTCATTGTATTCGCTGGCTCTTCTTGAGCCAGAAGCAGAAGATATTTTGATTGAGTATCAAAAAAGATTTCAAGCATTGACATACAATTTCAAGCAGGACTTGAAAAAGATTTTAGATTGGGCGCATGATAATGAATGTACTGTGGATAGGATTCTTGATCCTGGTGATTCTTATCCTCCGCTCTTGACTATGGTGATGCAAGAGAATATTTCTTTGGAAACTCTTGTGATCATTAATGGTGTGATAAACTTTTTACCCATGTGGAATCGTCGCATCAAGGACGAAATCATATGGCCCGATTTTGCATTCAAATGCGAGAAGTATACTCCATTTGTTTTGCAGAGAATTGATTTGGAGAGCATGAAAAAGATCATCAAAAATGAACTTTGTTCTTGACTTCAATTCAACGCATGATATATAATAGTGATTATTATGAATCATGTGAACAAGCTGATATACAAAACATACAACGCATACGAAAGGAAATACAATGTCTACATTTGCAGCACTAAAGAAGTCCAGCGGTTCGATTGACAAGCTGGCACGCGAGTTAGAGAAACTCAACGCTCCCGCAACAAATTCTTCTGAAGATACACGTTTTTGGAAGCCAGAACTTGATAAGGCTGGTAACGGCTTTGCGACCATTCGCTTTCTTCCTGCGCCAGCAGTTGATGGTGATGATGCGCTTCCTTGGGTTCGTATCTTTGATCATGGCTTCCAGGGTCCTGGCGGCTGGTACATTGAGAATTCGTTGACGACTCTGGGTCAGAAAGATCCTGTGTCTGAGCATAACTCGGTTCTTTGGAATTCTGGTATTGAGGCTAACAAGGAGATTGCTCGCAAGCAGAAGCGTCGCTTGAAGTATATCGCCAACATTCTTGTCATTAGCGATACGAAGAATCCAGACAACGAGGGCAAGGTATTCTTGTTCAAGTTTGGCAAGAAGATCTTTGACAAGATCACCGAAGCAATGAATCCTCAGTTTGATGACGAGAAGGCAACCAATCCTTTTGATTTCTGGGCTGGTGCAAACTTCAAGTTGAAGGTTCGTAAGTTTGAAGGTTATCCAAATTACGATAAGTCCGAGTTTGAGAAGTCTTCAGCACTTTATGATGGTGATGATGCGAAACTTGAGAAACTTTGGAAGATGGAATATTCACTCAAGGAATTCCTTGATCCGAAGAACTTCAAGAGTTATGACGAACTCAAGACCAAGTTGAATCGTGTTCTTGGTCTTGATGGTGCAGCGCCTGCACCAAAGACAAAGGCTTCAGATGAAAAGTCATCTTCAAAGGAGACTCCGCCTTGGAGTGGAGATGATGACGACGATGATATGAAGTTGTTTGAGAAGTTGGCTCGGGAAGACTGAGTCAATATGGAAGAGGGGAGCAAAAACTCCCCTCTTTTTTATGACAGCGCACCAGCTGCTATCATGTTTTGCATTCTAACAAGAGAACTTTCTTCATTTCTAATACTTGCAACGGGTCCTTGTTGAGCACCAGCACCAATCGAAGGTGCATTATTTGTTGTGTTGTTTATTATTGTTGGTGCACCGCCGGCTTGAGTTTCGTCTCTTGCGCCCGCTAATTGTGCTTCCATCGCACCAAGAACTGGACCTGTCTGACGAGATTGCGGTACTGGTAGACCACTAGGTGGCATTTTATTAAGATCAAAATCCGGTGGTAAGTTCTGCATGTGTTGTGGTCTATATGGACCAGATCCTGTTGAAGGTTGAATCGATCCATCAGAAGATGTGTTTGGTTGTATTGGAACCATTTTTCCTGTATTCGGATCCATGACCGGAGAAACGGGTAATTGTGGTTGTGATGGTAAAGTTATTTTTCCAAAATTATTTGCAGGACCAACAAACGGTTGTGATTGTGCCTGTGCTTGTTGTAAGTTATTTGTTCTTTTATTTTTAGGAACTAATGGATCATATAATTCCGTTTCAAGACCTTCAAACTTTTTTGTATCGAGTTTTTTATTTGGATCTAATATTGCATCTGCCCTATCATTTGCTCTTTTTACTAATCCACCTAATACTTTTCCATCGGCTGTGTGCATCGAACCTCTAACAGTTTCAGCAAGATCGCCGTAGTCGCCTGTTGTTTGACCTTTTTTTAATCCTTCAACTATCTTTGGATTTTTATTGAATATTGCAGGTCCATTAAACCCTAGGTCTTTCATCACATCTTGTACATGTGGTGGTAGTTTGTCTAGATCAATTCCTTTATTTTTCAGAGTTTTTCTTGTCAAGTCATCGAGTTTTGATCTATCACTTTGATATAATTTTTCGGCATCTTCTTTCGTTATTCCCTTGTTTACATCCAACTCTGTTCCATCAGGTAATTTTATTTTACCTGTTCTTAGTTCTTCATCTGTTAATCTGTGTCCATATCCTATATGATCACTGCCTCTTCTTCCACCAACTCTATCTGCTCTATTTGTTGGTTCAACTGGTGGTGTGGGTTGAGATGGCTGTATTGGCTGAACGGGCTGTGGTGGAATTACTGCACTTCCGCCAGGCACGGCTGGTTGTATAGGAATTGTGGGTTGAGCGGATTTTGGCATTTCACGAACACCTAGTCCGCCAGATAGTTCTATTGGAACTTTTGTAAAGTTAGACTTATCAAGATAAGTTGCTCCAGTACTAGGATCGTGTTTCCAGCCCGGAGGTAGTTTTGATGGATCAATTTTTGATGTTTGATTTTCAATTATTCCAATATTCTTAGCAATTTCGGCTAGATCTTTTGCCGAATCTGATGACTTTGAGAACTTTACTGCTATTGTATTTTGAGATTCTAATTTTTCTCTTATTGCTTCTAGTTCTTGAACGGCAGGATTCATAAAATCATTTAAGCCTTCTACAAGATTCATTGCTGATGAATTTTGTGCCCCAGGAATCATTGCTGAAGTTGGTCTACCACCAGGAATAGCTGCACTCGCACCACCACCATGGCCTCCAGGAAGAAGTCTTCTCATTCCGCCAAAGAGTGTTTCTAATATTCCACCCCCGCCACCTTCTTCAACCGCTGTTTTTATTTCCTTTAGTGTCTTTGACATTTCTGTCAAGATACCTTTTATTTCACCCAATTGTCTATCTACATTTTTAACATGTGCATTTGTTGCATTTTGTCTAAATGCTTCAACTTCTCTAGAGGTTCCTGTTGGACTTGAACTTGATGTTTTTGTCTGTCTATCTGGATATAACGGCTCAAATTCAGAGCCAAAAAGTTTTGTGTATGCACTTCTAACTTTTCTTGTTATTGCATAGTCAATTTTAGCAGCGGTACTTCCTTCTGCGAAGGGGCTTTTACCCTGAAATGATACTCTGCGCGTGTTTGTATTGCGTCTTCTTGCCATCTATTTTTCCTGCTTTATTTGTCCTTGATCATTTACTTTTTTCTTGCTGCGTTTAAGTCTTTCAATCTTTGATTTTCATTTTCAATATACTGTATCAATAATACTGTGTATATGTCTCTTTCCCAAGGTATCATATTTTCAAGTTCTGTTAAACTATACTTATGATGCTGCATCATTGAAAAATTTGTTTGAAAATAGTTCGCTAGCGTTTCATGACCAAGGCTTATTCGAAAAAACTTGTTAGGCCCTCCAATGGTATCTTGTGATCAAAACCACATTTTTCACACTTATGTTCTATGATAGACTTTACATATGGAATTGTATTAAAAAAGTTTTGAATCTTATCAAAACTTGCTTTAGGAATACTTTCAACGTATTCTAGAATTTCTTCTTTTTTCATTTCTTTTAAGTAGTATATGTTATCTTTGTCAAAAATATAGTCAATGCTATTAATAATTGATTCCAAAGCATCTTCAACATTTCTTTTCTTATTACTTTTTAATCCTATTTCACCAAAACTTAATGTTGGATATTTCATTACAACACCTATATCCTTTGTAAAGAATATTGTTTTTTCATGATTTGGATTTTTTTCAACTGTAGCAGTTAGAATGTCGTGTTCAAATTCCATCAAATGACCACACTCTTCATCTTCAATCATATTTTTGCATTTAAAAGATAGTGAAACTTTTTCACTAATTGATCTTGCTCTTAGATGAATGAAAAAATACTCGATGTCAAATGTTGACATTTCATCTACTTTGAAATCTTTGTCGATAATACAATTAGAAACTATTTGTTTTACCGCATCTACGATATCCTTTTCTTTACCAGACTCTAGTGCTATTAGCAAAATTTTTTGTTCTTTGACTAAAAATGGTCTAAATTTTACTTTTTTACCAGAAGAAGGTATTTCAAAATCATAAGTTGGCAAATCAATTTTGGGTAATTTCATATTATAATCCTTTCATGAAATCAAAATCATGTTTTCATTGATTCGGTTGTTGTCCAGGAAGAGACGGATTAACCGGAAATCCTTCCAATTCCAGCAAACCCTGTTCTCTGGTTTGTGGTGGAAGAGTTTCAGCAGTTTCCGGAGTAATTGGAGGACCTTGTCTTTGTGCTTCAGATTTTCTAGGAACCTCTTGCTGTGTTGTTGCGTATAGTATGGGTTCTTCGGTTTTGCACTCGCACATGTTCGTGTATCTAAAATACTTATATGTGAACGTTACAGAAACTCTAGCAACTTCCTCACTACCCCAAGTCATTGAAACTGGACTAACTACAATAGGATATGCTTCTTCAAAATCCATCATATATGATGCTACGTCAGAGGTATCATAACAAATTATATTGATTGGTGCAACATAATCATTTCTATATCTAAAGTTATGATACACTTGATTTTGTGGAGTGCTAGATCTTGATGGATAAGAATTTATATAATTCATCCAATTTTCAAAAGTGACTTTTTCGTCCATTCCCGTAAAAGGCGGACTGGATATACTTCTTCCGCTTATTCCCAGTCCGTCATCTCTAACTTGTAATCTTCCTGATTTATTTGATGAACATAAAAAAGTTAAGGTGATTTCACTAAAAAAAGATTGTGTTGGATACTTTATTATTGGACCATATGTTCTATGATCAAACGTGTTAAATGATCTTCCGGGTAAATCTACAGATTCGCATCTTAGAGTTAGATCTGCTAATGTAGGACAGCACTTAGGTATGCTGGGAAAAAAAACCTTGAACCTACTTTGTCTTTGTAGACTATGATATTTGTTTATGCTTGAAATGAAAGTTTGTACTGATGAACTCATTGATATTTCTTTCTAGAATCTGAAAAGACTTTTTGTTTTCTTGCGCCTATAAAACTTTCAACTGGCAAGAATATTGCAATATCCCATTCATTTGCATTTATACGCAAGAATTGTGATCTTATGTGATGTGAAAGATATCTTTTCAAGCATGGACGAAATGCTTCTGTGCTAGATAAGCCCTTCAACATTTGATATGACGCGGCTATTCTTGTCTTATCATCATATTTGTCGTTTGTAGAAAATTCGCTCAAAGCATCAAGTAATTTTGCACGAGGAACTGGGGCCAAATAGTGTAGATTTAATCCCAAAAATCCATCCGAGTACGTTTCAATGGGTATTACAAGAGGAAATAAATCATAAAATGGTAAATTATCCTTTAGTTTGGGATTATATACAAAAAAGTACATTCCCCCTAAATCAAAGGTTGTTTGTTTGCGTTTCAAATCACGCATGAGCGTATTTGGTCTGAGACCGGTAAGATCTCTAACTTTATTTTTGATCCATTGTCTAGCCTTGTTTGAACTTACAGCTAGATTCTGTTTCTGTAATTCTTTTTGTAGTCTATCTATTAGTGCCATGAATATATTTATTTGATTCCTAGATCCTCTTCCGTAAGCACTTTGAACTGCCAATTCCGATCAAGACAGTATTCTTCAGCCGCTTTCCACTTTGCTTCGTTTACTCCCCATGTGACAACTTCGGATATGTATTTTTGAGTA